ACCAGGCGCCCGAAGAACCCCTTCCCTTCCCGACGGAGGCTTAAATGCCGATCGATTACCCCGAAGATATGCCGCGCGACTTGATCGAAGCCGCGGAAGACACCGACGACGCAATCGGAGCGGAGATTGCCGAACTCATCCCTCCGCCCGCGTCACCGTACAATGTGAAGGTACTGAACGCGCTCGCGAAGGCGATCGCCGCGGTCGGTAAGGTGATGGGGCTCGACTTGGAGCCGGAAAGCTACACCGAACCGGCCGCGCGACTTGATCCCGACGTCGTCCGCTTCCTTGCCATGTACAGCGCCGCGGCGGAAGATTACGGTCAACCGCTACCCGTCGCGCTCGACATGATTCGCGGCGATCGCGAGCTAACCGCAATCACCGCACACCTTATGAAGCTCGCGAAGGATGCGAAGTTCGCCGCGTTCCTTGACGCGCCCGCGGACGAAGCCGACACCGAAGTTCGGATCGAAGTCCGTCCCGGCGAAGAAGAGGTTGAAGAAGACTTCGACTTCGCTTCTCGGATGCGTCGTCGATAATGCCTTTCCTGTCGCTTCGACGTCGGCTTCTTCAAGCCTTCGGCATGGGATTGCGTCCGCGGACGGTGATCCCGCGGACGCGCGGACAGGCGTTCTATCAAGCCTATCATGGTGGGACGACGGCGAATCTGAAGGCAGCAATCGAACGCAAGCAACCGGTGACGTTCTATTACGTCGACAAGTGGCAACCGGAGTCCGTTCCGGGCGCTATGGGTCAGCGTGTCGGCAATCCTCATGCGCTATGGAAGGGCCGGAACGGAACGACGTACCTTCATCTTTACGTCGATCCGCAGTCCGCGAGCGCGACCGGGGATCTTCCCGGATGGCGTACCTTCATTGTCGACCGAATACAGAACGTGTCCGTCTTGGAGCTGGGGACACGCTTTCTTGGTCGGCCGGTTCAGTTCGTCACCGCGCCCGGTTGGAATCCCGCATGGTATCCGACCGTTGGAACCCCGATAAAACTACTCAAATAACCCCGCACGAAGAAGGAAGTCTTTTATGACCACTCCCCACACGTCGACGGCCGAACAAGTTCTCGCGGAAGTCGCGAGCATGAACGACCAAGTCGAAGAAGCAGCAATCGAAGCGCCCGGTGAAGACACCGGAGACGAAGTCGAGCTCGAAGAGCAGTCCGCGGACGCGGAGCCCGAACGACGCAATCTTTCATGGAATGATGCGATCGCCCGCGTCCCGCCCGATATCGCGAAGCTCATGCGGAATATGCAGGCGGACTACACGAAGAAGACGACCGCGCTCGCAGAACAACGTCGCGAGTTCCTTCGCGAGCGGGAAGCGCTCATGAAAGGAAAGGCCGCGCTCGCGGACGACGGAGACGTTCCCGAATACGATCCCTTCAACGAAGCGTCGATTCAAGCTCGAATCGAGCGGGAAGTCTCTCGTCGGCTCCGCGAAGTTCTCGAACCGATGGAGGTTGAGTACCAGACAATGAAGGCGGAAGACGATTATCAGCGCTTCTTGAACGAACATCCCGACTTCGAGAAGGACACCGCGCTTCGCTCCGAAGTTCAACACCTTCTCGAATCGAACGATTCTCTCGACTTAGAGACGGCGTATTGGGCCGCGCGCGGGAAGAAGAGCCGACAAGCCGAACAACGCGCCCGCGAAGAGCGCTCCGCACGTCGGAAAGCATCGAAGGAAGCAGCGCTTCGCGGGACCGCTCCACCGCGGAAAGGAGCGGTCGCGCGGAAGCCGTCGGGCTCCGATCTTCGCAAGATGAGCACGGCCGATATCTTGAAGCTCGCGCAATCCCTCAACCGCGACGGTTGACTTATCGACGTTGTACGGGTAAACCTATGAACAAGTCAGGCCACCCGCTCCGCGGAGCTTGATAGCGGACTTCGAAGAAGCACCCGGAACAACGCGAACCCCTTCTTCTTGGAGCCCCTATCATGGCCCCTCAATCAGTCATCTCGACGACGCTTCAGCTCCTTCGAGACAAGCTCGTCGACAACTCCTTCTTGTCTCATCCGCTCTTTCGCGCAATCGAAGAAGCCGGTAACCTGGTCAAGGTATCCGGCGGACTCCGCGTCGAACAACCCGTCATCTTCGGTGATCACTCTTCGATCACCGAACTGTCGAACGGCTTCGAGCCGGTGTCGATGGCAGTCACCGACCCGTTCCAGACTGCGAAGTTCGAGTATTCGAACTTTACGCAGCCGATTATCCTGTCGGCCGTTGAGAAGGCCGCGAACAAGGGCGATTTGGCAGTCGTGAACATTCTCGAATCGAAGATGAAGAACGTGATGTTGTCCCTCAAGAAAGAGGTGTCGCGTCAGGTCATCGTCGGAGATTCGTCGAAGCTGACGACGTTCCAGACGCTCAACGGGAACGGGACCGCGACCGCGGCTCCGAACACGACCGGCTGGCTTGAAGCCCGCGCGACCGGAACTCAGTTGAATACCGTCGGTGGACTCTCGAAAGTGACGTACCGTTCTCAGAACTGGTTCAACGCCGTCGTCGACGCGGGCGGAACGCTCTCACTCGCGCACCTTGACGAACTGTTTATCAACTGTCAGATTCGCAACCCGAGCGGCGCGTTCCCCGATATCCTGCTCATGTCTCCGAACTGCTATGCGGCGTTCCAGGCGCTCCAGCAGTCGAGCGTCCGCTATGTCTCGTCCGGCGATCGCGACGGACTGGACCGCGACATGGTTGGAATGTGGCGCGGCGCGCGAATCTACGTTGAGCCGAATCTCGGATTCGCGTCCGACGCGGGCGTTCCCGCGGCCGGTGACGCTATCTCCGCGTACGCTCTGAGTTCCGACCAGTTCCAGTTGTACGCGGACACTGACGGCTTCTTCAACGTCTCGGAGATGATGCCCGTCCCCGGTACCGCGACGGAGGCCGCGATGGTTTTCTGTCGGATGCAGCTTGTCACCGGACACCTTGCTTCGCACGGTGTTCTCTTCGACGCGGAGGCTTGATATCATGGCTACCTCTTCCCTCATTCAGTTCTTGTCAGCCGGTGAAGCGGGCGACACTTCGAACCGTCGGCAGATTGAAACGTTCTTCGCGAACGGCGCAATCGCCGCGGGCGATTGGGTTCAACTCGATACCACGAAGACCGGAGCCGACCGCGTCTTGTACGTCGTCGAAGCGCTCGCGGGTACTGCTACCGGAAACCCGCTCGTCATCGGTGTCGCAACCGAAGCGGCCGCGGCCGACGAACAGGTTCGTGTTGTTGTCGCGGGCTACGCTGAGAACGCAAGCGTCGCGAACGCGGTCGCAGCGGCCGGTGTCGCGCTCGTCGTCGACAACACGGCCGCGGGACAAGCCGTTGCGATCGCCGCGGCCGATCTTGCGCCCGCTTGCGGCGTGAGTCTCGAAGCCGCGGCCGGGAACACGGCCGACGTTTGGGTCTTCAAGCGGTTTTGATCCCTCCGACTCTTCCCCCGAAGAGTCCGCGTCGGTCGCCTGGTCGGAAGGAACGCGCAAGCGTGACCAGGCGCCCGACGCATCCCTTGAAAGGAGTCGTCGGTGAATCTTGGAGCCCTTATCGACTTCGTCGGGAATCTTCTCGACTATGATCCGACGAATCCCACCTATCGAACGCAGCTTGTTAGCCTACTGAACGACGCACAAGGTCGGCTCTTAACGGATCGACCGTGGGACTTCAGTATTCGCGATCGCGTCTTGAAGACCTACACCGACGCGGTATACACCGCGACGTTCACGAACGGCTCCGCGACGGTGACGGGAACATTCCCTTCGAGCTCGTCGCCCGTCCTTCCGGGCTCCGCTCTCGACCGTGCGTCGGTGACCGTCACCGACTCCGCGGGGAACACCTTCGAACACCTGGTCGCATGGGTACAGAACGGGACGACGTTGTATCTCGACCGGCCCTTCGTCGGTGTAACGGGCGCGTATGCCGCGACGGTGAAGCGGCGCGACGTCTTCCTTCCGTCCGACTGCATGACAGTCGAGAACGTGTCCGACCCTTCCGTCGGCATACCGGCGAAGGCGCTCTTCCTGTCGAAGTGGGAGCGGGAAGACGCGAACCTTGACGCGTCCCTTCTCGGAACGATCGAAGCGTTCCTTCCGTCCGAAGGGAAAGTTGTCCCCGCTCCGTCGACCGTCCGCGGCGTCACCGTGCAAACGGTCCCGGCCGGTCAAGGTGTCCGGACGATTGACGTCTATATGTGCAACGTCCGCGGACCACGATCGACCGCGTATCGCGTATACCGCGAAGACGTCTCCGACGGCTTCGAGTCGGGCTTGTCGAAGATCGCGTCGTTCGCGTTGAGCGATACGCAGACGCTCCACTTCCAACCCGAAACGATCGCGAACACGACGGGCTTGTATCGTCGATATTACTTCGCTTGTTCCGACGCGAACATTCTCGCGCCCGTCCGCGTTCGCAACGACGACGCGGAGCTTCCGCAACCGCCTATCGGGACCGACACCGTCGCTCCGACGGGCGGCGTGATTCTCAAACCTGACTTGTCACTGAACACGTTAGCAGGACAAGCGTTCCAGTCGACCGCGATCCGGTATCAATACAATCAGTCGGCCGGATACCAGTCGTTCCAGTTGTACCCTCATCCCTCCGCGGATCAGGACGTCAATGTTCGGATGGTTCTTCATCCCGCCCGACTGCAAGAAGATCAAGACGCGCCGCTTGTACCCGCGGCCTATTCGCAGATTATCGCATATGCGGCCTTAGAGAATCTGACGCTAAAAGTCGACAACCCGGCGTTGTCGGCCGTGTACGCTCGGAAGAAAGACCTTCTATATAAGGGGATGGAACAACGGTATCTTAAAGCCGTTCCGCGACGAATCATCAAGGGAACACCGACGGCCGGGTATCGCTATGTCCGGAATCCGTTCGGGAAGCTGACGTTCACGCCATGAAACAGCAAGTCTATCAAGCGACGCTTGCGGGCGGGTTCGAGACGCGACTTCCGCAGACACCCGACAACGGCGGACAAGTCCAGAACTGGACGCTTGACCGGACAACCGGCGGATGGAGTTCGCGTATCGGATACGAGCCCTTCCGCGTCGACGCGTCGGACTGGTCCCCGTTTACGAACTGCGGACCAGTGTCTTCGCTTCACGTCGGACGGTCGCTCGCGGGTGGAGCTCGCGACTTCATCCTATTCGAAGAAGACGGGAATCTTCACCTTCTCTATCAAGCCGCGGGAACGATTCAGCTTCGGACGCTCGCGACCGGGCGCACGATACCCGCTCCGACGGAGTCGTCGTCGTGGTACACCGATACGCCGCATGGGACGGTTATCACGAACGGCTCCGAGCGGCCGGTTATTGTCCGGCCGTGGCCGCTCGGAACGACCGCGGAAGCAACGTCGACGATTGCACAGTGTATCCGTCCGTTCGGCTTCGACGCGCCCGCGGCCGCTCCGACTCCACACCTGGTCAAGCCGTATCCGCCCCTGACAGGCGGTCCCCCTCCGACGTACGCTCCGCCCGCGGCCGGTGGAGCTGGACGAACAACGCTATGGTGTCCGCAACAAGCGCTCGCGATTCCCGACGGCGGGCAATACGGGCTCGGTTTCGCAAACAATCTATCGGGCTCCGACGGAGACAAGCCCGCGTTGTTCGGCTACGCCGTTTCGTATGTCAGCAATACGGGATCGGAAGGGCCGTCGTCGACGCTCGCGTCGGTCGGTTGGGCACTCGAAGAAGACGCGTTCGGCTTCCGTCACGCGGTGACGTTGGACCTTCCGACCGGACCAGACGGGACGGTCGCGCGCAAGCTCTATCGGACGTCGAACTACGCCGCGTCCGCGGTCGACGCGGGCGACACGACCTTGTATTTCATCGACCTGGTCCGGAACAACGTCGAGACGACCTTCTTCGACGCGACGCTAACGGCCGCGCTCGGACAATCCGCACCCGATATCGCGACGGGACCGCTCCCTTCGCCGCGGGCGCGCTTCTCTGCGATGTTCAACGGTTGTCTGTTCCTTGACGGTGGATCGGATGAGCCGCGGACGCTGTTTTACTCCGCGCCCGGTCTGATCGAACAGTTCGGCTCCGACGCGTATATCGAACTGTCTTCGCAGGGTGGCGGAATCACCGCGCTCTTCGGAAACTACACGACGCTTCTCGTCTTCCGAGAAAACGGGATCGACGTCGTACAAGGCGATTACACGTCGGGCTTCACCGTTACGACGATA